CCGACAGTTTAAAAGCCAGGCTGTAATCCCGCTGGGTTCGCTTGATCCTTGATTCCAATTGACTCTCCTTTTTTCTCTCAAAAAGGTGTCAACCAAATTCAGGACGGGTCAGCCTCCACAAAAAAGGCGCCTGCCGCGGCAGGCGCCTTTTTGCACGGCAAGGCGCGCGGGTCAAGCCGCCATGTCGAGCACGATGCGGCCCTCGATCTGGCCGCGACGCATGCGGTCGAACACGCTGTTGATGTTCTCCAGCTTCTCGGTGGCCACGGTCGCGTGCACCTTGCCTTCCTCCGCGAACTGCAGCGACTCCTGCAGGTCCAGGCGCGACCCCACGATCGAACCGCGCACCGTCACGCCGTTGAGCACCATGTCGAAGATCGACAGCGGGAAGTCGCCCGGCGGCAGGCCGTTGAGCGCCACGGTGCCGCCGCGGCGCACCATGCCCAGCGCCTGCTCGAAGGCCTTGGGCGAGACCGCCGTGATCAGTGCGCCGTGGGCGCCGCCGATTTCCTTCTTCAGATAGGCCGCCGGATCGGTGGTCTTGGCATTCACGACCACTTCCGCGCCGAGGCGCTTGGCAAAGGCCAGCTTGTCGTCGTCGATGTCCACCGCCGCCACGTTCAGGCCCATGGCGCGCGCATACTGCACCGCCATGTGGCCCAGGCCGCCGATGCCGGAGATCACCACCCAGTTGCCCGGCCGCGTGTCCGTCATCTTCAGGCCCTTGTAGACCGTGACGCCGGCGCACAGCACCGGGGCGATGTCGACGAAGCTGACGTTCTTCGGCAACAGGCCGACATAGTCGGCCGCCGCCAGCGCATACTCGGCGAAGCCGCCGTTGACCGAGTAGCCGGCATTCTGTTGCTGTTCGCACAGCGTTTCCCAGCCGCCCAGGCAATGCTCGCAGTGACCGCAGGCGGAATACAGCCAAGGGATGCCGACGCGGTCGCCTTCCTTGACGTGCGTCACGCCTTCGCCCACCGCCACGACGTGGCCCACGCCCTCGTGGCCGGGGATGAAGGGCGGATTGGGCTTGACCGGCCAGTCGCCCTCGACAGCGTGCAGGTCGGTGTGGCAGACGCCGCAGGCCTCGATCTTCACCAGCAGTTCGCCAGTGCGGGGGCGCGGCACTTCGACTTCTTCGATTTCCAGGGGTTTGCCGAATGCGCGAGCCACGGCGGCCTTCATGGTCTTGTTCATTGCTACCTCCGAAGTCAGATCAGTCTTAGCATGCTCGGATGGGGACGCGTCCGAGACCTTGATTTATATCAACGGCTCTCGGACGAGCTGCGCGCAAGAAACGTATCGTTGCAGAATCGGCGGGAATGCCCCGAGGCAGAGGCGTCTTGCCGGGCTGGCGGCTATCGTCGTACAGTGGCCCGCAAGCCTCGTGTCCGCCCCAGGAGCTCCCATGTGTGAAATCTTCATCCGCGCGAGCGAACAGTCCTATGCGCCCGAAACCCGCTCCCTGCGCCTGCACGGGGTGGCCACCAGCCTGCGCCTGGAGCAATTGTTCTGGCAGGTGCTGGAGGAAATCGCGGCGCGCGATGGCATGCGGGTTACGCAGTTGATTGAGCGGCTGTACGACGAGCTGGTGGAGTACCGCGGCGAGGCCGCCAACTTCACCTCGTTTCTGCGCGTTTGCTGCCTGCGCTACCAGTTGCTGCAGGCCGAGGGCCGCATTCCGGCGGATGCCGCGGTGCCGATCCGCTCGCTCAACCCCCAGGCGGTGCTGGAAGGCCTGCCATCGTCGATGTACGACCCGCAACCGCTGCGGTCCAAGCGGCCGGTGGCGGCGTAGCGCCGCGCCGGCGCGGACACGCGCGGCTTGCGCCCGTCCGCATGCAGCCCCGTCGCCAGACGTAAAAAAAGCCCGATCGACGATCGGGCTTTTTCGTGCGCGGCAATGGTGGGATCAGCCGCCCGGCTGGGCCGAGGCCATGGCCACTTCGCTTTGCACGATGCGGCGGATGCGCACGGCATCGCCGATGCGCGACAGCTTGCCCTGCGAGTCCAGCAGCACGATTGCCAGGTCGCGGCCATTGATACGCGCCAGCATCACCAGGCATTCGCCGGCTTCGTTGATGTAGCCGGTCTTGGACACCTTGATGTCCCAGTCCGGCTTGCGCACCAGCAGGTTGGTGTTGCGGAACGTCTGGGTGCGGTTGTTGATCTCCACGTCGTACTCCGTGTCGGTGGAGTAGCGGTGGATCAGCGGACGCTGCGACGCGGCGCGCAGCAGGCGGGCCAGGTCGTGCGGCGACGACACGTTGTTGCTGGATAGGCCGGTGGGCTCGATGAAATGCGTGCTGGTCATGCCCAGCGACTGCGCCTTGGCGTTCATGGCGGCCACGAAAGCGGGCAGCCCCCCCGGATAATGGCGGCCCAGCGCGTTGGCGGCGCGGTTTTCGGACGACATCAGCGCCAGGTGCAGCATGTCGCCGCGCGACAGCTTGGTGCCCACGCGCAGGCGCGAGGTGGTGTGCTTGAGGCCGTCGATGTCTTCATCGGTGATCTCCAGCATTTCGTCCATCGGCTGGTTGGCGTCCACCACCACCACCGCGGTCATCAGCTTGGAAATCGAGGCGATGGGGCGCACCACGTTTTCGTTCTTGGCGAAGATCACGGTGGAGGTGGCCAGGTCCTGCACGTAGGCGGTGCTGGACCGCAGCGCCGCGGCTTCGGCGCGCACCGACACCGCGGGCGGCGGCATGGCGGCTGCCGCGGCGGCGGCGGCCGTGCGCTGCGCGCGCGACGGCTTGTTGGGCTTGCCGTTTTTGCCGGCCGCGCCCTTCTTGGACGAATTCTGCTGGGCGATGGCCTGCTTGCCGCCCTTGGGCGGGGCCTTCTTGCCCGCGGCCTGCTTGGGCGCGCCCTTGGCGGCGGCCTGTTTGCCGGCGGCGCCCTTGGGCGGCGTCTTGGCGGCGGCCGACTTCGGCGCGGCCTGCTTGCCAGCGGCGGCCTTGGGGGCGGTCTTGCCCGCGGCCTGCTTCGGGGCGGCGGTCTTGCCGGCGCCCGCTTTGGCGGGGGCGGGGGCCTTCTTGGCTTGTTGCGCCTTGCAGGCCGCCGACTTGGCGTTGGTCTTGCAAGGATCGGTATTTTTCGCGGCGAGCGCGGCTGAGGGCAGGAGCGCGCACACCGCCAGCGCCGCCGGCGCTATCGCGTTCGCAATTGCACGTTTCCAGGTAAATGCCATGGTTTGAGCAGGCTTGTCAGTCTGTGATGAATTATTTCCCCGGCCGGGCTTGCTACGGTTCGGGAAAAGTCCAGATGAATTAGGGGCTTACGCGTCGAATTTAAACAGTAATTTCAAGTCGGGCGCAAGGCGATTCGCTATCATCGCCCAAAAAAATATCGGGGACGTATTGACGGGCGGCTTATTCGTCGCGCGCGGCGTCCCGAGACGCTACCGGCGCGCGGCGCGTGAGCGTAGCCCGGATTAACCCTCATCCGGCTGAACGCGCGGGAATTTCGTGGGAGTCGACCTGCGGAACCGCGGTCGGGAGCGTGGCCTCGCCGGGTGGAATCGAACCACCAATTGACCCTTAGGAGGGGCCGGTTATATCCATTTAACTACGGCGAGACGGGCAAAACTGCGGGGATTCCGCAACCCCATGAATGCATGAGGATTTTGTGATAGTTCCTTGATATTAAAGGGCTTTGTCTTGGTGAGAGTTTATCACTCTTCATCATCGTTTCTCACCTGATCTAATATCCCGCTACTACAGAACTACTACAGCAGGAACAGACGAGATGGCCGCGATAGTCAAGATCGGCGCCAAGTGGCGCGCCCAGGTACGCAAGGCAGGACGCAAGTCTATCAGCAGGACGTTTGAGACCAAAATCGAGGCCCAGCGTTGGGCCTTGGAGATCGAGGGAAGCTCGGCCGAAACCGCGTCCATGACGGTGGCCAAGCTGATAGAGAAGTACCGCGAGCTGCGCGCCGAATCGGGCCGCCCGATCAAGCCCAAGTCCAATGAGGACTACATGCTTAAGCACCTGGCGGCCGAGGACGACGGGCTGGGGCAGGTGAAACTTGAGAAGCTGGCCACCTCGCACCTGGTGACCTGGTGCCAGCGCCGCCAGCGCGCCGGCGCCGGGCCGTACACGGTGAACATGCACATGTCCAAGCTCGGGACCGCGATCCGGCACACCAAGAGCATCCTCAACTTGCGCATCGGCGACCCGGTGGGAGACGCCCGGCCAACCCTGCACCATTTTGGACTGATCGGCCCAGGCAACAAGCGCGACCGTCGACCCACGGCCAAGGAGCTGGAACAGCTCTACGCATATTTCGCCGAGCACTTCCCCTATATGGTGGATGTGCTGACGGTGGCTATCAATACCGGGCTGCGCCAGGGTGAGATTTTCCGCATTCGCTGGGCGGATTTGGACGATGTCCGAAAGCTGATCATCGTGCGGGACCGCAAGCACCCGAAGCAGAAGGTCGGGAACGATCAACCCATACCGCTGCTGGGCGAGGCCTGGGCGGCCATTGATCGACAGCCGCGCGATACGCCCGATGGCCGGATATTCCCGTACCGTGCCGCCACGGTGAGCCAGCTATTCACGCGGACGTGTGTGACGCTAGAAATCAAAGACCTGCATTTCCACGACATGCGTCATGAAGCGGTAAGCAGTCTTTTTGAGGCCGGCTGGCAGATTCCGGAAGTGGCGGCGGTCTCCGGCCATAAGGACTGGCGCCAGCTCAAGCGGTACACCCAGATCGACCCGGCAGGACTCCATAACAAAGTCCTGCCGATGCCGAAGCGCGTGGCCTAACGGTCACAGATCAGCGAGGCCTCACGGTAACGCTGGTCGAGATATTCACCGACTGCCCGCACATCGGCGTATCGGTTGCGGCCCTCGGTGTAGGTGGCCACTGCGCATTTGTCGTCCGAGATCAGATTACGCAATGAGCCTTCCTTAATGCCCAGCTCGGTGGCGAGTTCGCTCATGGTCAAGCGCATACGTCCGTAGCGCAAATACAAGATGATCGCCGTGGACGCGGCGGTGGGGGCAATCTGTTTTTCGGTCATTCGGATTCATCCTGGTCAGCCGCGCTGGCACGCTTGAAATCGCAGCGAGGCGGTACGGGGCGGGGGGCTGGTGATGGCGGACGAAGAGCGGCGGGCGGGGCCGCCGACGGCGGTCGAAGCTGGACGGCGCGAGGCTGGATCATCGCCTGCGCTGTGATTTCAAGGCAGCGGGCGAGCGCCGGCGAGCGCAGGGCATCCGCAAGCGTGCCGCGAAGGCGCGCGGCCGCGTGCGCCTGCGCGAGCTGGGGAAGCGTAGGCTTGTGCATCGTCATGCCCCCTTCCGGAAGACCCAGCAATGCACCGTCGTGGCCTTGGTGGTGCCGGCCTGGCTCGCGTTCTGACGAATGCGGCTCTTGACGGTCTTCACCTCCAGGAACTTGTGCTGACGGCTGGTGCGTAGAACCTTCTTCAAATCGCTCAACGCTGGCACCTGCTGGCGGTGCGTGGCTGCGGCCTCGATGAAGTGATTCAGGTTGACCGCAATCTCTTCGTCGTTGCAAGAGTGGTTGAGCTGGGGCGCCATCTCGTCGTCGCCGTTGAGATAGGTGTAAGCCTCCCAGAATCCCTGCACGATGGGATGGTCCGCATTGATGACCAGCTGCCGCTCGGCCGCCATCGTGCCGATGAGGTCGGCGGCCGCCTGGTATTGCTCATCGGTCAGCCGAACCACCAGGCGAAGCGCATCCAGGACGGCCAGCAGCTGCGCATGGCATTTCATGATGCGGGTCATCTTGATATCGCCACGTTCACGCAAAGCGTCAACGTGATCCTGATAGCGCGAAAACACGGTCTCCAAGACTTTTTCCTCGCGCTTGGTCGCCGCCAGAATGAAGCCGGATACATCGCTGGTAGGCGTGGTCTCCAGCGCGACGGCGGCGGCCAACGTCTTGGCGTTCTGGCCGGCGCGGTCGATGTTGATATGCACGATGCGAGATAGGATGGCTTCGGACGCGTTCACCTCGTTGTTTTGCGAGATGACAATGGATCCTCGGAACGGCGGTTCGTAGGTCTCGTTGCCGCCGTTGGCCACACCGCGAGAACGGATGCTGCGGCCGTTGTAGGCGGTTTTCAGCTCGTCCCAATCAAAAGACTTCACATGCGATTTCTCTTCGCCCAGGCGCTCCCGGTCGGATTCGATCAGCACCACGGGAAGGCCTGCGACCTGGGCGAAGTTGCGCGCGCGCGCCGGCGTCGTGGACTTGGACGGGTCGAAGCCCTCGTAATCAGTCCGTCCGAACAGCTTCCACAGGAACTCAATCAGCGTTGACTTGCCCGAGCCTGCCTCGCCCACGACTTCCAGAAAGGGATAGCTTTTCTGGTGCGCGCGGATCTGTTCAGCAAATAGCGAGCCGAACCAGAACGCCAGTGTCACGATGCCCTTAGCGCCGAAGGCGGTCCAGATGTGCTGCAGCCATTCCGCCTTGTATTCGTGCGGGTCGCCGTTCACAGTCAGCGTGACGGAGTGATTCAGACTTTTGACCGAAAGGCGGCCGATGTCGAAGAAGTCCTCTTCGTTCACCTCATAAATCGTGCCGTCCTTCACCGCCAGCGCGCCAAGGATGTACGCGCCATGCTCGCGGCTGTAGCCGATGAAATCCACCGTCTCCACGCGCTTGATGTTGTAAAGGCGGCGCTCCATCATCCTGTCGAGGTGATGGCCTTGGCCCGAGAACATGGCGCCCGGGGCGATGGCCAAGAGGCGCTTCTTGAACTCGCTGGCGGTGGACACCTGGGACGATGTGAAGGTGTTCTTCACGGGCGGCCCGTCGTGCGGGAACTCCACGCGGAAGTAATACCAGCTTTCGTCCGTGAGCTTGTTTTCTTGGAAGTACAGGGGCGTGGGGTAGCAGTTGGAAATGGAGCGAATGCCTCCCGCCTCGCGCAGTGCGAGCGCGCGCAGCTCGTCGGATGCAAGTTGCTCCGTCGCCTCTTTGCCGATCCGATCCATCGCCTTTTGGTAGGCGTCGATATCCATCCGGAACCAATACAGGCGCTTGCCGAACTCGAAATCAAACTCCGTCCGGCTGTTGTCGTGTTCATACAGCAGCAGGGCCTTTTCGGTGGCACTACGCGCCAGCAGCACCGCCCCATGGTGCAGGTACAGCTTGCGGCCTTCTTGGGACAGGCGGCGCGGGGCGCCCTCAGGCGCGTGTTGGTCGAGCTGGTAGAGGTCGTTCCAGTCGCGTTTACGCTTCCCGTCCTGCGGGATGATGGCCGCCTTGCACGTCCAGCCGTCTTCGGTAGCGCGTTCGGCGTGCTTGCGCGTGAAGCGCCGGCCGGCGGCGTCGCCGTCCAATGCCCAGACCAGATGCGGCAGATTGTTGGGGCGTGCGTCTGCGAGCGCGCGCAGTGCGCTGGATGGATAGTTGTTGCACGACATTGTGGCGGCGGCCTGGATGCCGATCAACCATAGGGCGATCGCATCAAAGATGCCTTCAACAAGCCACAGCTCTGCGACCTTGGCGGGGTCGAATCCGGGCGGCGTCCACCACTCGCCCATGTAGCTGCCACCGGGCTGGAAGCGGGCCTTCTGCTTGCCGAACCGTCCCGGCTCATCTATCAGGCGTTCCCAATACGTGCGGCCCACAGGGAAGCGAACTGTTGCGGAAACGAGATTGCGCGCTCGATCGTGATATGTCTCTTGCGTGTAGCAGCCGGCCAGCCGGGCTACGTCGAAGCCGCGGGCGTGCGCCAGGTAGGCGTCAGCGGCCGCGTGCGGATTGGTCTTCATGTCCTCGGCGTAGCGCTTCGACCAGTGTTCAAAAATGTCCGAGAACAGCTCTTTTACATGGCCTTCCCAGCCGCATTTATCGAGGCGGCCGCAACGCAGCACCCAGGGGTGGTCTGCGTGCGTGTATACCTCGCGCTTCTTGCAAGCGGGGCAGATGCCCTGGCGAAGCCAGCCCTGTCGCTCTTTGAACTCGAAGTCCGCGAGGCGGGACATAACGTCGCGGTGAATATCGGGCTTCATGATTACGCCATCAGGTTGCGTTCGCGCAGGGTGCGCATGGCGGCGGCGTGAACGGCGCACGCGGCGGTAAGCATATGGCCGGACAGAACGGTATCGCCGGCCGAGGCCGTCAGGAACAGGGATTGGCCCGGCTCATAGGCGCCGCGCACCAGATATTCGGTGAGCTTGGCCAAGGCCTTCACCTCGTCATCGTTCATGTGTGTTTCGATGCGGGCATGCACGGGGATGGCAGGCATATTCGATTCCTTCGGAAAACAGTTCCCCGCGACGAGCGCAGATGCGCCCGCCGGCAAGGCGGTAGGACGTGGGGGTAGGTAGAGGTGCTACAGCGCCAGGGCGGCAGCTTCCTGGGCGCTCAGGAGGTGGGCGATTTCCACCGAGGAAAGAACGCGAGTGCGGCCGGTGGCGCGGTCAACGACAAACAGCGCGTGGCTGGTGCTGCGGTCCATGTCGAAGTTGACCGGGCTGGAGCGACTGCCGACTTCTGCGATGGCCTTCGCTGCTTCGGTCTCGGCGGTGCGTTGCGAGCAGTTGGCCACCGCCATCAGGTGCGCCACGCAACGCTCCAACAACTGGTTATCACGGGGGCCGGGCATCGTGGCGCCGTTGTCTTTCTCCAGGGCCAGGAATTGATGCGCCTGGTCGGCAAGGAAGTTGCGATTCCAGTTCGTGGAGGACCCATTCACTAGGGCAAGGCGCTGGCTATTCATGGTGGTCTAGGCTCAGTTGTCGTGGATCGGAGTGCGCCGAGGCGCGGCGCAACAGCAGTTCGCTGCGGGGGGAGAGGGGCAGGTTGACGCGTGGATTCGGAATGGCCGGCGGGGTGATGGTGCAGACCGCTTCCAAATGGGACTTCCAGGTATGACCGCAGGTCAGTTCCCGGCACTGGAAGTAGAGGACGCGCATTGTGTCCGATAGCCGCTCGCTGGTCCGCACCGTCGCCGATGTGCCGCAGTGCGGGCAGTGCTGGCTCAACACATTCATGCCGCACCCCGCCGGCTCTTGCTGGCCTGTTTCTTGTAGGTCGCGAGGCCAAGGCGATAGATCATCAACGCGAATTGCGCGACCGATCGCTCTTCTTTCGCGGCCAGCACCTTGCATTCGTCATGCTCAGGGACGGGCATCCGGAGGCCGACCAACTGGCGAACGGTGCAGGAATCTGCATTTCGTTTTGGTGTTTGAGTATGTCTCATGGCGTTACACTGTGTTTGACTACAGAACAGTGTGATTCTGGTGCAGAAATCTGCACCTGTCAATATGCGGAGTGCAGAATTATGCGTATAGAAATTGGGGCCAGATTGAAAGAGGAGCGCGAGCGCCTGGGCATGACGCAACAGGACTTCGCCGCGTTGGGTGGCGCGTCCAAGCGTTCGCAGATCGAATGGGAAAAGGGCGGGCAGGTGCCGAACGCTGAGTTTCTGGCGGCCATCGACGGGCGAGGTGTGGACGTGCTCTACATCGTTACGGGGCGACGCTATGAGGTCGAGCAGGTGGACGCGGAGTTGCAGCGAATGGCGGACGCGTGGGAAACGCTGGATAGGGCGCTTGCACAGGTCGGGCGCACACTGTCCCCCGAGAAAAAGCGAAAGGCTGCAGAAGCGCTCTACAAAGCGAGCAAAGCGCAGGTTGGCGCCGACAAGAGCCATCTAGCCGAGCTGGTCATGCAACTGGCCGCGTAGCCTTCCGGACTCTCTTCCCCTAGTCTGCGCGCCAGCCCCGCACAAGGTCGGCATGGGGCCGCAGGCAGGCACACGGCGCAGGCCCGCGCGATGCCGGTGTTTGCAAAGAAGGAAGAGAAAAAATGCAAGACAAGGAACACCCCCACGCCAAGGTGCTGCACCTGCGGCGCAATCCGGTTATGACTAGTTCCCCTGGTGGTGACGTGCTGCGCACGCTGCTGCAGACGTTGCGCGAAGCCGACCCGGTCGCCGAAAGGCTTCCGGCAGCGGCAACAGTCGACGGGGGAGGCCAAGCGTCTGAGCTGGTGCAGATGGCACGCGGCAATGCGAACATCCAGGCGCATCAGCATGCGGCGTTAAGGCAGGAAATCGACGGCTCCAACAACATTCAGCTTTCCGGGCTAAACGTTGTTGTGACGCTAGGCGCGGGAGCGCGTAGCGCGTCAGTCTTCGACGCCATCCCCTTGGCCTGGCGCGTCGTCGCCTACGTCCTGATCGTGGTTGTCGCTTTCTTTGCGTGACTCGAAGGTTTCAGCCTCTGCGCTGGTCGTCAGCCCGCCATCGTCCAGCTTGTGCGTCACACGCGATAGCAGCCACACGGTGGAGCTGATAAGCGGTTTGGTGCCAAGCATGCGGACCTTGGCCTGCGGCGTCAGGTCCGGCCGACCATAGGCCAGCTCAAAACGCAGCGTGGCGGTGCCGCGCTGCAGGCGTGCCCATTCAGCGCGAGCTGCCTCTAACGCGTCCTCTTCGCTCGCATAAAGTTGCCGCAGGCGCTTGGCGTTGCCGATCACGCCCGCCAGGACATGCCGGCGTTTGGCCTTGCCCTTGTCCTGCCAGGACGCATGTACCCCGGTGTACGAATCGCGGTCCGCGACTTGGTAGCGTATGGCGTCGCCGTCCCGTCGCGTCAGCTCGATGGTGGGCATCTCCTTGCCGCTGGCCGTGCCTCCGTTGGCGATGGGCAGGAACAGCAGCTTTCCTTCTTTGATGGTGGCCACGGCGTCGTAGCGCTTGCCAATGCGATTCAGAAACGCCAGGTCTGATTCGTCGGTCTGGTCGATGTGCGCGATTTTCGTTGCGCCGAACGAGCCAACCACGGGCGCGAGCTTGTGCGCCTTGGCGATGGTCTCCACGATGGCTTTGATAGTGGCCTTGTGGAAACTGCGCGTGCCGCGCGTGCGCAGCGCGTTGCTCATGTCTGCGCTGCGGGCGCGCAGCGTGATGACATCTGGCGGCCCGGAAAACTCCACTTCGTCCACCTCGAACGTCCCTTTATCGACCAGGCCGCGCGCATCGCTCCAGCCGAGAAAGACCCGCACGACCACGCCACGGCGCGGCAGCTCCAGCAGCCCATCATGGTCGCTCAGGGTGATATCGAGCTGGTCGGCCTGGTCGGACCGGCATTCGGTGATGGACAGGCTGACCAGGCGCGGCGCGAGCTTGCCGGTCACATCCTGATCGCCAAGCAGGACGCGCCAGCGGGGTGCTGGGTAGTCGGTGCGGCCGCGCTGCAGGCCTTCGGACAGAGCCGCGAACATCAAAGCCCCCAGCCGGCGATAGAGCCGTCCATAGTGTCGATGGGAATCTGCAGGTCATCCAGCAGCGGCCGCGCCTGCGAATCGTCCACGCACTTGAGCGTGAGCGTGAAATCCGTTTTTTGCGGTAGACCGTTCACCACGAACATGGAGCCTTCTTCGTCCAGGCTGGTGATGATGAAGGCGCCGTAAACGGTGCCGATGCCATCCACCATGACATAGGCCTTGCCTGTGTCGCCCATACGGCGCAGCAGGCGGATGGCGCCGGTTGTGCCGAACAGCTGCGGGATGATGGTTCCCGACAAGGTGATGGTGTCTTCTCCCTTGCCCACAAACTGATAGGCCGGACCCGCACCCATGCGCGAGTTCGACGGATGCCGCCATTCCGTCTGCCTCTTGAGGGTCTGGTAGGCGGCGGTGGGCAGGCCAAAAATGAACATGCCGAGGGCCATCATCATGGTGGTGGTCTCCTAATCGTTGTCGTAGTACGCGGAGCGCAGGCGCGCGGCCTTGTCGGCATCGCGCCGCCGCAGGGCATCGTCCACCGCGCGCGCGATGTCTTGCGCGCCGGCGCCGGCGCCGCTGATTTGGATGGTGATCGTGTCGCCCTGGATCGTGATCGAGCGCCCGCCCGCTCCGTTCGCGGCCATGGCCGGCCGGCGATCGATGCGCGCCAGGGCGCCAGCATCGGTGACCATGCCGGCGGGTGCTGCCAGCAGGCCGCCAGAGGCCGCCAGAGCACCCGAGGCAGGCAACATGGCCCCACCTATGGCCACGGATGCCGCGAGCGCCTGGGCGGCCCTTACGGCGGCCGGCTGGCCCGCCTCGATGCCGACGGCGGCACCCTCGGACACAAAGCCGCCCATCTGGGCAAATACCCGGCTGGGCGAGTGAATGCCAAGCTTTTCCTTGAACCAGCCGACGATACCCGTACCGATGTTGGAAATCGATTCCTTGAGCGCCCCGGCCATGCTGGAAATGCCGTTGATCAAGCCCTGGATCAGCATCGAGCCGAATTGCGTGAAGTTGCCGGGCAGCTCAAGGCCCAACGTCCCCAGCGCGCCGGTGATCGCCTGGTACAGCAAGCCCAGCGGTGACCAGTTCACCAGCAGCGCACCGATGCCGGCAAGGCCGCCATCGAAGGCGACCTTCACGGACTCCCAGATGTCGGAGAAGAACGTCGTGAGGCCGCTCCAGGCGGCGGAAAGTATCGGTATGGGATTCAGGGCGGCCAGCAGCTGGCCCAGCCACGCCATGGCCGAATCAAACGCCGCGGTGACCTGCGCCCAGAGGTCGGAGAAAAACGCCTTGATCGGCGTCCAGTACTGGTAGATGAGATATGCGGCGCCGGCGATGGCCGCGACCGCCAGCACGATGGGATTTCCGAGTAGCAGTTTTCCCACTGACACAATGGCGCTGCCCAGCAGCCCAAAACCACCCTTGGCCAAGTTGAACAGCACGCCAATCAGACTGCCGCCCTGGATACCGAGCATGGACAACCCGTAGCGCACCACGATGAACGGCCCTAGCACAGCGGCCAGCGCGAGCGTGAGCGCGCCGAAAGCTGCGACCAGGCCGGCGATGACGGCGGCCGTGGCGGTGAGCGCGCGGGCAATCTGCGGGTTAACCTTCATCCAATCGCCCACGGCACTCACGACGCCCGCCAGGCCTTTGGTGAGGCGGCGCAGCGTCTTATCGTGCAGTTCTTCGGTCTGGATGCCGACATCCTCCCAGGCGCTTTTCAGCTCGTCCAGATCGCCGGTGAGGTTGTCGGCCATGGTGCCGGCCGTCTTGTCCGCTTCGCCGGCGGCCTTCTTCAATATGGCGACGAACTTCTGCAGCTCGCCCGTGCCGGCTTGTTCCACCAGCACCTGCAGGCCGCTGAATGCTTCCTCGCCGGCGATGTGCTTGAAGATGCCCGAGCGCTGGGCGTTGCCCATTTTCGCCGTCTTCTTGTACAGCTCGGCCAGGATGTCGGGAAGCTGCCGCAGATTGCCCTTGGCGTCCTTCGTTTTGATGTTCAACTTGTTCAAGGCGTCGGCGGCCGCCTTCGGCGGTGCGGCCAAGCGGCCGATGACTGCCCGCAATGCGGTGCCGCCCATGCTGCCCTGAATGCCCGCGTCGCCCAGCTTGCCGGCCATGGCCGCCACGGTCTCGATGTCCTGGCCGACGCCGGCCGCCACGGGCGCCACGTACTTCATGGTCTCGCCCAGCATGTACAGGCTTGTATTGGACCGCGTGAAAGCGCCGGTCAGCACGTCGCCCACGCGGTTCATCTGTTCGGCTGGTAGCTTGAATCCGGTAAGGATGTTCGACCCGATGTCGGCGGTTTGCGCGAGATCGGTGTCGCCGGCCTTGGCCAGCGACAGCATACCGGGCATGGCGTCCTGGATGGCCTTGGGGGTAAAGCCCGCCATGGCCAAGAAGCCTTGCGCGTCCGCCGCCTGCGTCGCGGAGAACATTGTCTTGGCGCCGAGGTCTCGCGCCTGCTTGCGCAGCGCCTGCATCTCGGCGCTGTCCTTCTCGATGCGGGCCAGCGCCTGAACCTTGCTCATCTTGGCGTCGAATTCGACACCAGGCCGGATGAAACGCGATTCCGCGTACAGGGCAGCGCCGCCGGACGCCAGGCCAGCGGCGCCGGCGCCGGCCATTGCGCCCACGGCTGCTTTGCCGTTGCCGTACTTCTCTTTGGCTGAGGCCAGTTTCTGGTGGTGCGAAGCGGCGGCCTGCAGCTTGCGCGTCTGCCTGTCCAGTGCCTGTGACGTGATGTCGATCTTCTGGCGCAGGTTGCGTTCGTCCCGCGCCAGGTTCGATGTGGAAAGGCCCGCGCGCGTCAGGTTGTCCCGCAGACGTTGAAGCTCTACGGACTGTTGGCCGTGCCGCTCTTTCAGCTGCTGGGCAGCACGCACCGCCCGGTTGAATTCCCGCGTCATGGCACGGGTGGGATTGGTGGCCCCCTGCATCTGCTGGGCCAAGGCGGCTACGCGCTGCTGCGCCGTCGCTAGTTCAGCGCGGGTGGTCTGCAGGCCGCGCGTCAGCTCGCGGAATTGCCCTACCTCGCGCTGCGCCGCCGTCAACTGCTTGAGCTTTCCGCGCAGATCGGCGACGCCCTGGGCGGACGCGCCGGCAGTGCTCTTGATCTTGCGAAGCGGCCCCGACAGCTTGTCCTGCAGGGCAGCTATGACGCGAAGCTGTAACGCCTTGTCCATCTGTTACGTCTCGGGTTGGTAGCGCACGCGCGCTCGCTCGCGCCAGTCGGCCAGCTCGGTCAATTCCATCGGATCCATCTCGGCCGGCGGCCAATGAAAGACCATGGCGATATCCGCCATGGCGTCTTCTACGCAGTTTGGATAGCCAGCCGTTCCGCCTTGCTCATAAAAAAACTGGCGACCGTGGCCCCCACGTTCAACAGGTCGGCGGGGTCCAAATCTCTGATCTCGGCCGGCGTCAGGATGGGTTCGCAAACGCGCGGCAGTACAGTGGTCAGCGCCTGCACGTCAACCTGCACCAGAGCCATGAGCGTGACGCCGCGCAGGGCTCCGGCCTTCGGCTTGCGGATCAGCAGGCGGGCGATGTCGCCGCTGGCGCGCTTGATCGGCTCATCCAGGTCAACCGATTTCAGGTCGAGGGTGTCGATGACGGCGGCCGTCAGGGCTTGCGGTTGTTGGTCGATGTGCGAAGGGGTCTTGTCGGTCATGATGGTTCCAGGAGTAGAGGGTTACAGGCCGATGGCGGTACGGATGGCCTGCATGGTGTCGATCTCGCCGACCATGTGAATCATGTTCACCAGGTCGATTTCAAAGACCGTCTGGCCATCGTGCGATTCCTTGTAGTAGACGCACTCGGTGACGATCTTGAATTCGGTGTCATCGCCGACTTTCGACTCGCCGCGATCGATCTCGGAATGGCGACCGCGGACGATGATCTCCACGGCGGTCACTTCGTTGGTGTCGTCGCGTTGGTACGCTTGGGCAAAGCGCAGCTGCACGCCCGCAACGTCCACCGCGCCATACTGCTGCAGGACTTGCTTGACGTTTCCGCCGCACGTCCATTCGACTTTCAGCGCGTCGTCATCCAGGCCGAAATCAGCCTTGATGGCGCCCGCGACGCCGCCGGCGCGAAACGCTTCCATCTTGCGCGTCAGCTTGGGCAGGGTGACGGACGTGGCGACGCCGGCGTAACTGGTGCCGTCGTTGTAGACGTTCATGTTTTTGAGCTTGGTGGGCAGTCCCATGGAATTGGCTCCGAATGTGCAGATGGCCCAGCGCGGGCGTGCGCCGGGCAGGATGGGTTACGCGGCGATCCGCTGCGCGAAGTCCAGCAGATAGCGGTCGGTGATGCGCTGGCGGAAGCCCAGGTCTTCCAGCGGTGGCACGGGCGTGTAGTCGTAGTCGAGCACCAACTTTCCGCTCTTGAGCGATTCCTTGGTGTTCGGCTCTTCGTCGTACCAGGCCTGCCCGTCGATGATCAGGCCCAGGGATTTGAGCTGGCGGAATTTGGCGTTGATGCCTTCCAGGATGTCTTTGACCAGCGACGCATGCAGGGGCGCGTCTACAGCCCACATGTGCGCCTCGGCCATCGTGTCGGCCAGAATCTGCGCGGTGCGGGTGTAGTTCTCGAACGGGAAGAGGCTCGAAGGGCCGGCGCACGTGCGGCTACCCCAGAAGCGAAAGCCGGTGCGGTTCACCAGCGTGGTGATGTCCTTCTCGTTCAGGTAGCCGGCATCGGTGGCGGGGTCTTGCAAGTCCCAGAAGACGTCCTTGCTGATGCCCGTGACGCCGTTGACTGCGACGTTGGACAGCACCTTGTGCCAGCCGATGTCCTTGTCCAGCTTGGCGCGCAGGCCCAGCGCGGCGGCCGACGCGGTGATGATGCCTTCGGCGTTCGCGCGCGTGTCCCATCCCAGGAACTCGGGCCAGATCAGCATGAGTTCGCGCTGTCCGAAACCTTCGCGGAACGCTGCGGCGTCTTCCTTGGTGTCGCAGCCCTTCATGCTGGCATAGCCGAAGCCGCGCAGCTTCTGCGCCGTCTCGGCCAGCGCCGCCGTGGTGGCGGCGTTCTCCAGGCCCGGGATGCCGATGATGCGCGGTTTCAGCTTGGGGCCGGAGTTCTGCGCAGCCAGCAGCGCTTTGAGGCCGGTATAGCGGCCGTCGCTGCCGGCGCCGCCGATAACGTTGGACGTGGTTTCGGCTTCGGTGGCGCCCTGTGCGACACGGACGATTACCGTGGCGGGGTTCGTCTGGGCAGCGATGGCGTCCAGCGAGCGCGCCAAGGTGCCTTTGGTGCCGGCCTTGCCGGCGGCCGCCAGGATGTTGGTGGCCAGTACTGGCGTATTCAGGGGGAACGCTTTCGGGTCTGCGTCTTCCGCCGTGGCCACCAGGCCAACGACTGCGGATGAGACGGTGCGAATGGGGCGCGTGCCGTCGTCGGCCTCGATGACGCGCACGCCGTGGTGATACTGGTCAAGTGCCATGGGTGGAAACCTCAGAGTGGTGAGCAACGACCGCAGGAGCGCTGCGGGGTATGTCGGGCAGTTTGAACGTCTACCCTCGCGCGCGCACGGAAATCAACTTGTGTAGGTCTGAGACACAGGGCGTGGGATACTTCGGGCTTTTTCGCCATGCATCACAGCCGACGCCGCATCAGGAAAGCCGTACCGACCCTTGCGCAAGCTTTGGATCGCTATCTGTCTGAAATCTCATCCACCAAGAAGGGGCATGCGGCGGAGCGCTCGATAGCGCGCATATGGACGGGAACCAGGTTGGCGCACCGGCCGGTAGATCGCATACGCGCAAGCGATCTCGCGGAGCTGCGCGACGACTGGCTCAAAGCAAGAGCACCCGCCACGGTCGTGCGCCGGATGGCCCTGCTATCGCACGTCTACACGATCATTCGCAAGGATTGGGGGTTTGATTGGTTGGCCAACCCGGTGCAGCTTGTGAGACGGCCGGCGGTGAACGATGCGCGTGACCGCAGGCTATTTACGCAAATCCAGCTGCGCGGCATATCTGAGGGGGAATGCCCGCGCGAAGAACTCGATTGGATCATCCGCGCCACGCGTTCAAATGAGCTGCCGACCATCCTTGTGGTGGCGCGCGAGACTGGCATGCGGCGGTCAGAGGTGGTTGGTATCTGCCGCGAGAATTTGGACTTGATGCATGGGGTGGTTCATCTTCCCAACACAAAGAACGGGCGCGCCCGAGATGTGCCATTGACGCCGCTGGCGCGCGAAGCACTGCGGCGCTGGGTGACAGGAAGGCCTATGCGAGGACGCATCTTTACGATGATGGCCGGCTCTGTGACGCGGGCTTTCATACGCGCTCGGCGCCGGGCGCGCATCCAGTATGAAATGCTGTGCCGCAAGCACGGCCGGCGGCCCAACCCCGCATATTTTGCAGACCTTCGTTTTCACGACCTTCGGCATGAAGGCACCTCGCAGCTGGCCACCGTCTTTCAGGTCCATGAGCTTGCCAAGGTGAACGGAAATGTGGATACGCGCATGTTGTTGCGGTACTACCACCCGAGGGGACGTGAGCTTGCGCAGAAGCTCGCCCGAAGTCCCCTGGGGCGGCGTCAACTTGCAGCGATTCGTCTTGGCAAGGTGTCTAGCGAGGTTGCGCAAGCGATCGCCGCTTAGTGCGGCTTGCTACGCGTTGGCTGCGCCATCGACGGGTTCGGTTGAGGACGCCTCGGGCTTGGTGCTTGTGAGCCAGGATGGCAACGGTCCCCAACCCGGATAGGCCAGGTCCGTACCGTTCACGTTCACGCTCGTTCCCACCGCATATACCTGTCCCGTTTCCACGTCCCACAGTGGGGTTTTTCGGTGATCTTCCACCATGACCCACTGCGATCCCGCAAGCCTAGCGACCATCCCCGGCCGTTTCTCGGGCGGCGCTTCGCTATGGGCGCCGAACGGGATATTGAAGCGCCCGGGGGAAAAGGGGAGTTCATTCGCCTGGGCCTCGTAAAGGTAAAGACCATCAGCGTCGGTTTGATAGACAGTTTTCATGCTTGTCACTCCTACTGGTTGAAAATTGCACTGCAAATGCGCGGGCGCTGGCTTCGCGCCAGGCCGACGCCCTTCGTTCGCACGCGCATACGTACAACGGCACCACGCTGATCGCCGCAGGCGCAGGGTCGGGCGTGAATATTTACGGCAACTATTCCGGCAACACGACCGCCACGGGTGGCAGCGAGACCCGGCCGGAGAACGTCGCCTATCACCCCCGCATCCATGCCTGACGACTGCCTCACTGCAAATGCGAGGCCGCTGGCGACGCGCCAGGCTCAACAGATCCAAAGCCACCTCCACGCAAGCTTGGCCGTGGGCGTAGGCGATGGCTCGTTGGGGCCTGGCCA